AACCAACAAGGGGCGGTTGGTCGGGAATAGCCCCACTAAAATAATAATGGAGAACTAAATGGAAATTATACCTTATGAAAGTTGTGAGCATTGTGATGGCGAAGGTTACTTTAAACAGTACGAAGAATTTATTTTTGTAGAGATTAATGTACCTTGCCCTCATTGCTGTGGCCTTGGATGGAATACAAAAGAGGTTGACACTGTAGAGGATCAGGTTGCATAACTGCAATCATGAAGTCGTATCTACAACTAATAAGTGATAAAGCTTATAAAGCTGATGTAAAACTTGAAGATGCCTTTGATAAAGCAGGGGCATCTCATACTACATACTGGAGAACAAAGAATAATAGGACTGAAATGAAATATGATACGGCATTGAGGGTGTTCAATGCAATTGAAGAACTATACCAGATACAACAAGGTCGTGAGTATTCCCAACGATTACGACAAGCTAATCAGCCAGTTAATAATCGCTCGATCAGAAGTAGGTTTAAGCCAAGAATCGTTAGCTAATAAAATAGGCTGCACTTCTTCACTGATCCACAAATGGGAATCACACAAACGAATACCCTCTGGCTTTATGTTGATATGCTGGCTTGATGCATTGGGATACCAGATAGATGTCACGAAAAAAAAGCCAACGAATAACTTGTCTGTCGTGTCAGAAGAAAACTGATTATTTTGTAGCTATACTTAAACGCAATTCTGAAGCAACAAATGAAAAATGTTGGTTCATTTGTATGCATTGTTATGAGGGAGACAAATGGCAAACCGCAACAAGAACAAGGGAACTTACCACGAAAAGTGGTTCGTCAACTGGCTTAAAGAACAAGGTATCAAAGCAAAAAGGCAACCCCTCTCGGGCAGCTTGGGAGGAGAGTATTCGGGAGACATCAAACTCGAACTCAAAGGACACGAACTGGTGGGAGAAGTAAAGTACAGAGATAAGTCTAACTTTCCTAGCCCTTTCAAAGTCCTCGAAGGCAGAGACATTGCCTTCTACAAAAGACGGACAGGAACTCCGCAAACGCTAGTCATAATGAGTGGCGAAATCTTTCAACAGCTAATGGAGAACAAAAGTGAAGAAGATAAATAAAGCAATTGACGCTGCCGTATGGGAAGCAAACGTAGGTCGCGTTGCACAATCACCAACACTACAGCGTGAAGTCTTACGCAAGGGATACTTCATAGACAGTGAAGCTATTCATGCTACCAGAATTAAAAACGGTGATGTTGTTGGCGAGAACTGGCTCAAAGGTAAGAACAAAGAAATACTTATCAAAGACCACGGACTAACTGAAGAAGACTTTAAAAAATATACTTGAACCTATTGCTTATATGCAATAAACTCAAAGGTGTAAAGAAAGCAATACCCCAAAAAAAACTAATTATATGGGGAATACAAAGGAGAACTAAATGGAACGAAGAGGTTTTATTGGCGGCTCAGATTGCGTAAAGATTATGCGAGGTGAGTGGCTTGAACTATGGGAAATCAAAACTGGACGCAGAGAGTCAGAAGATTTGTCAGATAATATTGCAGTGCAACTAGGTACATTCACTGAAGACTTCAATCTTCAATGGTTTGAAAAGCAATATCAATTTGTACTTCAGAAACATCAATGGGAGATTGAGCAACAGATTGGTAGTGTTCCAGCTAAAGGAACTATCGATGCGGCTTATGGTTTTATACCTGTTGAAGCCAAGCACACCAACGCATTTAATTCTATGAATGATATTATTGAACGGTATATGCCACAGATACAGCTATATGCAAAGCTTGCTGATACTCACAGTGCTTATCTCTCTGTAATATTTGGTAACAGTAAGTGGGAAGGTCGTCACATTAGATGCGATAACGAATACTTTAATAGTATGTGGGCTGTTGTGTCTGACTTCTGGTCATACGTTGAAGCTGATAAGCCACCGCAAGATGTCAACGTACCAATAATTAATCAAGATAATATTCAAGTAGATGATATGGTGATGAGAGATGCAGCACAAGATAATCAATTCGTCGATGCGGCAGTTACATATATACAAGGTTATGAGCATAACCGAGTATTCGAAAATGCAAAAAAAGATCTCAAGGCTATGGTCTTGCCCAATGAACGTGAAGTTTATTGTGATCAACTGTCAGTCAGAAGAGACAAGCGAGGCGCACTAAGAATAGTAATTACTAATAACAAAAAGGAGAACACTAATGAGTAATCTAAAAATATGGGATGCACTAGCAGACACAGATCCCGAATACATCAAGCCTGTGTCATTCGGATCTCGATCATTCACAGCTATTGATCCACAGTATCAGATCAGAAAGATGACTGAACAGTTTGGAGCAGTCGGTGAGGGTTGGGGTTGGCACAACGCAACAGAGACAGTCTCTATAAGCAACGGAGACATGGCTGTACTAGCGCACGTTACTGTTTGGCATGGCTCACAAGCAAATGCATTCGGCCCCTTCACTGGCTGCCGAAAGTTCTTTGACTCTTTGAAGGGTCGCCTTGCTGAAGATGCCCCCAAGATGGCAATAACAGATGGGTTGACTAAAGCATTATCGCATATTGGCTGTGACGCTAACATCTTTTTAGGTAAGATGGATGGTAACAAATATGCTCAAGATGCTAAGAAGACTGGTCAAGAAGGTGATTGGTAATGATTACTAAAAAAGTAACCAAGCTTTGGAAGGGTGAATACCTTTCCATCCGCACCTATGAGCATCAGGCCGCGATCAAAGCGGCAGGCCTGAGGCTCATTTATGGAGACAAAACCATGATCCTCTCACAACAGGAACTCCAAGCTTTAAAACCATCGTCCAAGATTTTTAAATCAAAGACAGGAGGCAAAGACTACCAACTAATCGATATTAAATTTGCACCTAATGATCCGAGACAGGATCTGCTTTTATAAGGAGGCCAACAATGGCAGAAGAATACGACAACACTAACTCAGGCGCAGCCTTTCCACCATTCCCAACGCAAACTATGATACTGCAAGGTAATGTAGATATTAATAAAAAAGATCACAGAATTGTATGCGTACAAAATGTAACTAAAGATGGCAGAAAAACTATCGAAGTTTATCAAAAGATGGGAATACTATTTGAAAATGATAAGAAGGGTAATGTGCAAGCGCCAGATTATTCTGGCCCATTAGATGATCATGAGAAATTAAGAATAGCTGGATGGAGAAAAAAAGCTAAAGACAGTGACAAAATGTTTATTAGCTTAAAAGTATCTGAAGGAAAAATATCTGAAGGCAAAGGGTTGCCAAATGATACCATACCATTCTAATATGAATTTAGTTCTCCGAGGATGTAGTCACGCCGATTACTGCTCAAACTCTCCTCGTCACCTTGGCGCACCTTTTTAGGTGCGTCTTTTTTTTGGGAGTAACTAATGAATTGGGGAAACAATAAAGCAACAAGAATAACAAAACTAAATAAGAAACCAAAGTATAAACTTATCTCAGGTAGAACAAAAGTTATTAATGGTAAAACTTATGAACTTCACCCAACAAAAGGGTGGAGAAAAAAAGGAAAATAAAATGACAGAACTTGAAAAAATGATAGCAGATGCAAAAATCTGCAACTCAAGATTAAAAACTAACAGCAAAGTTATTCATACGCCAGAGCCTACAAAGTCTAGGGGCGCAGTATCAAGAACTAGTGGCGATGGTTGGCGCAACGAAAAACTAACAAATGAAGAAATAGAAGATGTTAAATATTTCTTAGGTAAGGGTTGGGATCCAAGATCAACAGCAGTTATGTGCGGTATAAGCTATAGTTCTGTGCAAAGAATTAAGAAATTATAATGGATTTTTTTACAGCATTAGTTTTAGTTTATCAGCTAAGAAATACTGAAACTGAGTTAATGATATGGTTCGAAAATTACCAATTATGTTATGAAGCACAGTACGCAGCTGATGAACTTTATAATCTATCGCAAGGCACACAGATGTTTTGCTTAGAAAGTGACGTAGCGTCAAGAAGTATTAGACCTAAGAGGAAACCAGAATGAAAAAAGTTCAACTTACTAAAGATGAAATATTAATGTTGTTACATGGCTATAATGCTTGGGCAGCTAATGATGGTGATACTGAAGACAGTGGTTTTTCTAAAAAAGAAAGAAGAAGCATGAACTCAGCGGCCAGAGTTTTAGAAAATATTTTAAACTCAAAGTAAGGAGGAAGTTGATGAATAATACTAGTAATTTAATTTGTGAATATTGCGGTTTAAAAACCAATAAACTGTATTGGGCAGAGCACCCAATAATAGTAAAAGAAATCCAAGTTTGTGAAGACTGCGAGTGTGGTCCAGTAAATGGAGAATACTATAGAATTAATGCAGAATTGAATAGAGGTTAGAAGCATGAACTCAGCATTCAAAGTATTAAAAGATATTTTAAAGGCTTAACTCAAAGTGAGGAGCGTCTATAAACGGACGCCTACCTTGCGACCTTCGAAGATCACAGTATTGTTTTAAAGCATCTTCCATTGTGCCATCATACTCAGCAATATTATTAATGTGCCAAGCTGCACCCCATCTAACAGCAACACCAATATCTTTAGCTGCTAACTTCATTGCATCAGCTATTTCATCATAAAGCTTTAATTCCCAGCGATCACCAACGCCTTTAATGTAAGCCATCAGATCAACAGCATGACCATCTAAGTGCTTAGACTTCATGGTTTTAGATGCACCTTTAGCAAACAACGCCCTTTGTTCTTCAATAGTTCTTAAACCACAGATGCAAGAAAAGTCCTGAGAAGAAACACCAATAGCATATTTAACTATTGCAACCATGCGCTCGTCAACACCTTCAAGTTTTGCCAAACTTCCTTTGCCTAATTTATAACTCATTTTTTTAATCCCTTCATTGTACGTATTCCAAATGATGCAGCTATCGAAGCATACATAGCCCAGCTAAACCATTGAGGCGCAGCCTCTAAGTTCTTAAATCCTTGCTCCATATATGGTTGCATCGGAGGAACAAAGCTTGCCAAAACAATAGCTATAAAACAAATTGTCCAAGCTTCATCTTTCCAACTGTCAGCACTAGCCTCAATTGCTGCTTGCTCCCAACTAATTTCACCTGTTGCGATTTTCATTTTGGTTTCAGCTTCAGCGGCTTTGACCTTTGCCTTACTATCAATGTAGGTTGTAGCTAAACCAGCAACGCTTTGAAGTATACCAATCATTCTGAAACCCTATCTGTCTTAGCTTCCTTGCCTAACCACAATGCGAAAGATGCACTGAGCATCGCAGTGACCAAAGAAACGAACGCGCTCTGTTGAGTTGTCGGGTCAGATAAAGTCATAAACCATAAACAAACCTTCCAAGTTAAAATAATTTGACAAAGAAAAGCTAACCTTGGCAGTATCTTTAGCTGATCTATTACGCTTGCTGTAACTTTAACCATAAAAAATTCCTTTTACCATGATAATAAATCCCAAATATCTAACCAACCCATATAATGTAAATAAGCTGTAGATCCAATGACAGCCCCTGTGAGAAGCAAAACTATTGAAGCAATAGTCAGTGCTAGATCAGCGCGTTCCTGTGCCTCACGCCTCGCCTGAGCCTCTGCCTCACGCTTCTCTGCTAAAACTTCTCTGCGAATCTTTAATAACTCTAGGTATTTACTTCGTCCGTAGGTTTGAGTGATCCATTCTTTGAGCTCTTCTTCAGCCTCAGCAGCCTGTCTGAGTTTCGCCCAACGATCCAACGCTGTAGCATTTGAGCTTTTTCCTGATACACCTTTTTTCTGTAACGTTTTCTTAGCTTGGTCAGTTGCATCAAAGAATTGTCCAATCTGTTTACTAAGCCCTGCAACAGTTTTACCTGCGGCAAGACCTGTCTTAATACCCGCAAGAATTGTTAATGGGTCCATTGTTACATCCCATCGTTGCGGCTAAACTCTACTGTCTTTTCTAAGATTGCAATGCGAGACTGTAGCTTAATGATCTCCATCATATGACTAGCCATGCCACCCATATCCTCATTGATCATGTCAATGTCTTCCCAGATGTCATTGTCACCTTGCTCCATGTCCTCATAAAACTCAGCAAGGATGTCAATCATTTCCTCTATATTCATTTTGTTCTGTTCAATATCTCTGACCATATTAACCTTGTCAGTCGTATTGCTTTCAGCATTAAGCACAGAAACAGTTGCTTCTAAATTAGATATTATAGAGGCTTGCTCACTAGCGTACCAAACCATTCCACCCAAACTAGAGCATATTACCCCAATGACTGCTATGTTTACCTTGGGAAGTTTGTCCACA